GTTCTTCTCACACGGCCGTCCATGCGGTGACTCGAGCACCTTGCAGTCCGAGTAGGTTCCATCAATCCCATATCGCCCCTGCAGAAGCCGAACCTTTCCTTCTGCGTGCTCCTGCGTCGTGGCCACAAAGGCCAGTCCGTTCGTATTGCGATACAGCCGCAGGTCCTCCAGTCCCTTGACGTGCGCAGGGAACTTGGGCATTCCTACAGTGGCGTCGTTCATCTTCGCAACCACTTCCATGGTCTCTAGATTCACGTATGCATTCTCCGTCAACACAGGCTGCCCGGGCGGTGTCTTGTACTCACCATTCTCCATCCAGTAGTTGACGTACCGCACATTCGCCATAGGATAGTCGCAGACGGAAATGGCCGTAGGCACGTATCCCTCAAATGGCTTCGGCAGTTTCGGCAGCAGGTCTGTCTGGCGCGACCACACGGGTTGCACGTAGAACTGGAAGTTGAAGATGACGTTTGAACGGTTAACGTCGGACTTGAACAGGTAGTCTACGCAGGTGCGCAGACCCTTCTTGCGGTCAGGCTGGACGTAGAAGTCAAGGATCGTGGCCTCGTAGTCAAACAAATACTTGTACACGTCCGTCTCCAGAAACAGCGCATCTCGACTCAGAGGCACCTGTTTGCCGTCCAGCATGTACTGATATGCCTTGTAGTGTTTGGAATGTTCGCGGAAGTGCTTCGTCAGTTGATAATACGCCTCTGCGCGGCTGGGTCGCAGCGCAATTGCCCTCTGCATCCACTCTTCGAACTTCGGGACATTCTTCAGTTCCAACCAGCACTTGGCCACCATGTAGTGGCTGTACCAGATTTCCTCGTCCCAACCACCCGTGATGATGCGCTTCTTGTACATCTTCCGAGCGTCGTCCCAGCGACGAAGGCAGTGGTACGACTGGGCCAGATAGAACATGGACCGCCCATTGGTCGGGTCCTTCTTCAGGTCCTCTTCCAGCAGCCGCACGTCGCGATCAAACTTGTCGGACTTGCAGCCACCGTCGTTACGGTCGTCGATAAAGCACACGTCCTTCGGCAGATGCTTGGTCTGACCACTCCAGTATTCGTGCGTCACACCGACACATGTCCACGGGAAATCCATGCGGACCAGACGAGTGTTGGGGTACTCGAGCGTTCCCGCGACCTGCACAACGGTGTATCCGGGCTCGGTCAGGTCCTGCTCCTTCAGCTTTCCAGGCTTGAACAGCATGTCCGCATCCAGCAGAAGACCATACGTATCCTTCAGGTCCCAGCACTGCTCCTTGAGGTACGCGTGGGCACGCTGGAAACTGACCGTGCGGTTGTGTCCAAAGTTCTGCCACGGCTCCTTGGTCACGCAACCAATCCGCGTCTCCAGGAACTCCTCGGCGATCTCGACTGTGGTGTCGATTGACCCCGTGTCCAGAATGCAGTATGCATCCACGACGTCCTTGACTGCTTCCAGACATCGTCGAAGGATTGCGGATTCATTCTTGACCATCAGAATCAAGACGAGCTTCATCTGCGTCGGTTTACGAAATCCAGACTCCTCGTGTGTAAACAAATGAGCACAGACTTTGTCAAGCAGACGCTTCGTGAGAATCTGGGCCGCACTCTGATTCCCCACGTCGCCGACGGCTTTTGGAGCATCTACGATAACGCCAAGTCTGCGTGCGAGCGGAACAAGCAGCCCGACCAGATGTTGCGTACGTTTCAGAATCTCCTGACGCAGGTGCCGAAGTGGACGGCAGAGACGCTGAAGAAGGAGGTGGACCGCATTTCAGCGGCCTCCAAGTGTGACTACATCGAGGACCTACTGCTGGGCGTGTTTGTCAGTTACATTCGTGCGTTTGCTTCGCTGCAGCAGAGCCAGTCAGAGCACGTGGACATTCCGTTCACCCGTCCGTCGGTCGAGGTCTTTGTCCACAAGTTCTACGTGCAGTCTGCCCGTGTCTTCTGGAGCAATGCGTATTTGTTCAAGACGGTCGGTGTCTCGTCTGAGCAGCAGGCCCGTAACCGTCGCGACATTGACACGATGCTGATCGATACGCTGAACGAAGTGATCGACAGTTTCATCCCGTGGAAGGACATCAGCAAGGCATACTTCAAGTCGCCCGAGACGACGGAGGCGCCTGCCCCGGCTCCCGCGCCTGCGCCTGAACCCGTACCTGCACCTGCTCTGGTCCAGGAGCCGCCGAAGCCTGCAGTCAAGTTCGGCAAGAACGAGGTCCAGGAGCCCGAGTCTGAGTCTGAGGACGATGACAGCGACGACGACACGGATGACGACGCCCCGCCTGCTATTCAGTTGGGCGAGGACATTGGCCTGAACGACGATGACTTCGAGTCCGAGTCTGAGTCTGAGGCCGAAGGCGAAGTCGACGTCAAGCCGTCGTCAGAGGCTGTCGCGTTGAATCTCTGAGTTGAAAAAGATGCGAGCCAGACAAATGGACGAGGTGTATTACTACGCAATGATTGTAGGAGTGGTGGTGGTCGTTGCAGCCGTGCTGTATTACATTGATCGTAAGTCCAAGGATGAACCCATGGTCTTCCTGGACGGAGCGAAGATTGCGGCTGGAGCGGGTACGCTCGCAGGCGGAGTCGTCTTTGCATTGGGTGGTTCGGACGGTGTGGCTGCGGCTACGGAGCCTGTGGTTGCCGCGGTGCAGGACATGTTCGTGGGCAAGCCCGAGTTTTAGACCCATGGGCATTTTAGATGGGCACTAAGTAGAATGGAACATCTACAAACTATGCACGATTCTGTTCAAACATCAGTAAGCATAAAGCTATTTTCATCATCGAACGTATCTTCGTATTATCATATTTTCAAGAGCAAGTTGGTTTGGTTCCCACTATCAAGATGTAGAGAACTACATAATTTTGATCCAGTCCGTCTTTCAGAAGATCCTTATCCTGAAGAAGATCGTCCCAGAGGGCAAAACGATTTGGAGTCAGTTTTACACCATAGACGAATCATACGCCAACATGGTCATACAGAACCGATATGGATAGCATGCAAAAAGGGAGACTATACGTTACTGGACGGGGCTCATCGTATTGTTTCTACACACTTAGAAAACAAACGAACTATACCGACGTATATAATTGATATCGATGAATAACGCGCTCATTTGAAATGCCCATGGGTCTAAGAACGGCGAGTGCGACGGTGGCGCCCGCCCATAACACCGCGCTTCCGGGTGTGGCCGGGTAGGTGTCCTTCCATTCCGTAGCGCTTCGGATTTGCCTTTACACGCGCAAGTGCCGTGGCGTACGACACGCCCATGTGCTTTGCGAGCGCCTCAATCGTTGTGCGCGCGTGAGGAGCGATCTGCTTGCGTGTGCCCGGCATTATACCTTGGCAAGAAAGTTAGGCGTCGTTCATATCGGCCCCCGTCTGCTTAGGATCCGACCCCGTCCACTCGCCCGTGGGCGGCGCAGGCGCGTCAAAGTCGGCAGGCGACATCTTGCGATTGGCCATCTTCTCGTCGTGGGGCAGCGACATCAGACCGTACAGTCCAATCAGAAAGACAAACGTGTGCAGAGCAAATCCTACCGCCGTAGGGCATCCGCCCTTTGACGCTACGGATCCACCGAACAACCGATTGCTGACACGAAACGACGTCGGGCTGGCCAGCAGAAAGAACAGCAGCGTGGTGTACAGCGAGTACTTGAACTTCAGACCTTCGGAGAGCGCCATTATCCTTCAATCAGTAAAAAGTGCTGGCCAGCGGGAATACGCGGCACTGCGAACTGCTTGAACTTGGCCAGTTCCTTGCGCGGAACCGCCGTGTCCTTGCAGTAGCGTGCAATTGCCTTGTACAAGTCGAATCCGTGGTAGCGGTCGTGGTTGTCGCGCTTACGACGGAACGTGACCGACGAACCGTCGGGCAGGGTGGTCCACGCCAAGAACAGGTCGCGCAGGAACGTGTTGGACGTCTCTCCGTCGGGGCCCTTTGGGAACATGTCCCAGAACATGGACGTTGCGAATCGCGTCAAGTCAAACGACGGGCTCAACGGAATACGAGGATGCGACTGGTCGTAAAACGGCTCGCAGTTGTACTGTCCACCTGCCTCCTCGTCGGGCTTGAACTGGCTACTGAGGAACAGACGCGGCTCCTTCATTCCCTGGAGCCGAACCGATACAGCCGCACGGTCAAAATCGATGATCTTCAGCAACTTGCCGTAGGTCGGCACGGCATAGCACGCGCCACCCACATTGTAGTAGAGGGTCGGTTCGGTCGTGGAGACGTACATGACGTTGTTGCCGTGGAGGTCGTTGTGAACAAACCCGTGTGTGCGCTGAGCAAATGCAAGAGCCGCTACAATCTGTGCGACCCAAGCAGTGTGGTGTTCGTGGTTGTCGGACGTCTTGATTAGATCGTAGAACGTACCCTCGCACGCCTCCATCACCGTGGTAATCACCGGAACGTCCTTGAAGGTGGCCCATGCAAACGATTCTTCGTCCTCTTCGTCCGACCCCTCTTCGTCCGACTCCTCTTCGCAATCACAGGACTCGATCTCATACACATCCTCCTCCGATTCCTCCGATTCCTCGCTACTGTGACTCGACTCGATTTCGTACTCCTCTACAACCGACCCTGCCGTGGGCGTATCCACATGATCTGCAGTCATGTCCGTCATTTCCAAGTCGATAGCGACATCTTCCAACTCCACCGCAGACCGCCGCCCCCGAGTGTGCGTAAAGCCACCCTCACCGCCCTCGTCGCGCAGACGGAGGTCAAAGGTCTTACCAATCTGGTCGGCGAACCACTTCCGATCGCACAGTTCCTCGTAGTCGTCGGAGATGTTTACCTCGTGTTTCGTGGCAACGGCCGTGTAGACTCCGTAGACCCTCGGAAAGTGACTGCATTCACTCAGAGACAGAGCCACCGATGTCATGGCACCCACGTATCCAGCCGTGTGAGGACTTTGCGTCTGTTCCTCCATTTCCTTGGCCACCTCGGCAGGTTTCGGCAAGGATGGAGTCGCGTACACACCCTTCATGGTCTTGTAGGGACTGAGAACCATGGTCGTCTTGCGATGGACAGGCAGTGTGCGTCCTTTCGTGGTCTTGATGTGTGTCGAGTCCGCAATTGTCTCTACCTCTTCGGGCAACTTGACACCATACTCGGAGAGGTTGGACAGACGCTCCGTCTTGAACAGAGTCTCCAGAGGAGGGAAGAAGGGCTGTACGTGCGTCAGATTCCACTGCGTGCCATCCACCTTCGGAGATCGGTGCAGCTTCATGTCCACAGACTGGGTCCTCAACTCTTTCACCATTGTCTTGACTCCCGGGGAATGAAACACTGGGTCTGAACGCCTACATTCTTTCCGTTGGTCAACACAAGATGAACTTTTCGCTGAAGAAGTTCGACATTAACATGATCAAGGCAAGGTGTGAGATTGACTCTCGCAAGAGCCCCATGATGGTGATTATCGGGAAGAAGGACACGGGCAAGTCCTTCTTGGTGCGGGATATCCTGTACAACTGCCAGCAGGACTTTCCCGTAGGCACGGTGATCTCGGGCACGGAGGTGGCCAACGAGTTCTTTCAGCACATGGTGCCGTCCAAGTTCATTCACGACAAGTACACGCCGCAGATTGTGATGAACGTGATCAAGCGCCAGATGACCATGAAGCAGAAGCGCAATACGGCCAAGAACGGAAGTGGTGGTCAGTCCAGCATTGACCCGCGTGCATTCCTGATTCTGGACGACTGCTTGTACGATGCGTCGTGGATTAAGGAGGAGTCCACACGCTATGTCTTCATGAACGGCCGCCACATTGACATGATGACCATCATCACCATGCAGTATCCGCTGGGCATCACACCGAACCTGCGCACGAACGTGGACTTTGTCTTCATTCTCCGCGAGAATATCCTAGGTAATCGTCGTAGGATTTACGAGAATTACGCAGGTATGTTTCCGACCTTTGAGATGTTCTGTACCTTTATGGACCAGTGCACCGAGAACTTCGAGTGCCTGGTCATCTGCAACAACGTCAATTCTAACAAGCTGGAGGACCAGGTGTTCTGGTACAAGGCCGC